GTCTTGAGCCCGGCTCCACGCGAGTTGATCCGCGCCATGACGCCTTCGGCTTCGGCATGGGTCATGGGGATGGTGGTGATTTCGGCCTTCCACAGCGACGGTGCCCGGTCGGCATAGCGGGTTTCCCCGCCACCCGTGGCCGAGCGCTGCTGCTGAAAGCCCTGCACGAACTGGACGTCCTGGACCTTGAACAGGTCGTAGAAGTCCGCGACGGCGAGAGGGTTGGCCAATGCCATTAGCCAGCCCTCAGATGTCGGTTACTCTGCTTCGTCTTCTCGAGCCCACTTTGCTTCATATGGCAGTGTCTCCTTTGCAATCAACGCGTCGACCGGCTCGCGTGCGACCCGCTTCACCAACTCCATCGCCCTAGCAATAAAAAGAGCGGGCAATTCGCCGACTTTGGTTTCTTCAGTGACGTAGACGTTGGAGCCCATAGTGATCGAGGGGCCAGATGCGGAACCATCTACGCCTCGAAGAACAATCTCGACAGATCCTGTCGCGACGAGGCCTTGATCCTCTTCCCGCGTTATCGCGCAGTCGGTGACAAAAACTTGGGTTACTTCGCGATCATCAAATGGAATGGTGGTGCGCACGGCTTGCTCCTCGGTGAAGAATCTACGTCGACACCATGGCAGACGCACACTTCATCGGCCACCGCTCGATCGGCGGAGATCGTTGCGCTCATAGTCTCGGATCGCGTCAGGAAGCTGCCGGCGCAGTTCCTTGCTGACGCCGCGGGCAAAAGCCGCGCCATCTTCCTCCGTGGCGCCAGGCATGACCTGCATGGTGTTCTGGATAATCAGGTCACCATAGGTGGTGCCATTTTGGTTCGCCGCCATGGCCATGGAGGGCGCATTGGGGATCACCTGGGCGCCCGCTGGCAGACGAAGCAGTTCGGGGCCACGCTCACCCACCCAGGACAGGCCAGGACGGCCCACGGTGCCGCCTTCGGCCATGCCGGGGATGCCGAAGATACCGGGGAAGCCCGAGAACCCGCCCGCCACACCCCATGTGCCGCCGCCGATCCCGCCACCCAGGCCGCCCATCACGGCACCGAAGATCATGTCGAAGATGCCATTGGCTGCCATGGAAAGAGCCTTGTCGGCGATCTTGTCCAGGGCGTTGGCCGCCGCGTTGCCGAGGCTTTCCCAAAGGGTCTTGCCGTCCTGAATGCCGCTCTTGAGGTCCGAGAAGAAGCCTCCGAACACTTCCTTGCCGAGATCGTAGATTTCGGTCAGCCGACGCGTGGCTTCCTCCGCACCGGCCATTTCCGACGCGAGACCCGCAATTTCAGCACGCTGCGCTGCCGTCAGTTTGATATTGTCGTTCGCGGCCTTGTTGAGCATGTCCTGCTCATAGCGCAGCCGGTTGGCGGCCTCTTCCGACATGCCAAGAGATTGCGCGGCGAGATGCTGGCCGGCGATGAACTGCTCGGCATCGCGGGTCAGGTCACGATAGGCTTTCGCCTGACGCTCGGCCTCGTTCGCGGCCGCCTTGGACGCTTTCTCATCGACACCCATACTGTCGGCAAGGCCGCGCAGGGCATCGGCCGCACCGGACGCGGCGCCTTGCACGAACGTGACGACTTCGCCCAGATAGTTGGTCGCCATGGCATCGCTCATGGCCTGCTCGGAATAACTGGCAACTGCGGCAGCGGACCCAGCGTTGTGTTTGGGGATTTGTGGCGCGGTCAATTCACCAGCGCCCGCCAACGCACCAACACCGGCGGCTGCCAGATGATTGACTCCCGGCAATGGCAGCGTGGAGACCCACGACAGGAAGCCCAGCACCTGCGTCCGGCTCTCGTTCAGCATGGTGGTGATGCCATCGAGAACCGACTGCGCGGCCTGGATGGCGATGTCGCCCAGCACCGCAGGCAGGGTCGCCCACAGCACTTGGACGCCCTTGAACCCGCCGACAAAGGCCCCGATGATCCAGTTGATGCCATCCTGTGCGGCGCCTACGATATCGACGCCCAGCATCTTGGTCAGTTCGTCGCGCCAGATGACCGCGCCAGCCACAATGGCGACGAACCCAGCAATGAGCAGCGCCGGCAGACCGACCGTGGCATAGATCGCCGCGGCAATGCCCCATATGGCCTTGGCGACACCGCCGAGAGCCCCAACCGTCGAAACCAGTCCGGAGATGATGGCTGGCGAGTAGAGCAACGCCAGTCCGACAGCAGCTGCTGCGGCATATGGCGCAATGGGCACGATCGCATCAGCGACCAAGTTCAGTCCGTCCTTAGCGAGGTCTGTCCAGTCCACCATCTGAACGCCGGCGGCCACAAGGGCGACCAGCGCAATGGAAATAAGAGTGACAGGGGAAAGGAGGGACTTGAACGACTGCCCCAACACCTCAATAGCAGAGGCGCCGCCCTGCATGGCCATTTCCAGCTGGCCGGCAACTTGCGTGCCCTGCTGCAAGCCGATCATAAAGGAGGGCATGCCCATGGAGGCGGTGACAAGAGTATCCTGCCACTGAGCTGCAAGGCCCGACATGCCGCCTGTCATCCGACTCATACCTGAACCTGAGCCGGGACCACGGTTCAAAAGAGCGAGGTGTTGCTGTTCTTGCTGCATCAGCAGTTCCAGCGCCTGTTCCTGACGTAGGTATCCCGCCGCGACGGCATTGGACATGGCGACGGCAGACCGCTCGGCTTCGCGTTCCAACCGGATGCGCAGAGCATAGTTCTTGTCGATCGAGCTGGCGGCCTGCTCGAAAACCCGCTGCTCTCGCGTCTTTCGGGCAATGCTTTCCGTGCTGATGGCAAGGCCGCGCTGCTGGGCCTCCTGCATCTTGCGCTGTGCGGCCTCGTACCGTGCAACCCCACCGGTGGCCCGATCTGCTGCGGCGCCGGCGTCCGACATCTTCTTGCCGAACTGGTCCAGCACGGCCAGCGAGCCATCCGCCCGCACAACGAGGCGGGTCACAACATCGGTCATTGCGAAGCGTCCTCTTGTTCGCGGGTTGAAGTCAGGTAGGCGTCATCGAGCTTTTCGATGATCTCGATTTCCCATGGCAGCAGTCTCATCCCCGATAGCCGGGAATACGCATCGAGGTCCGCCCATGTGATGGGTGTGGCGCCGAACCCGTTCCCGCCATTGCGGCGGCGGATGCGGACGAAGGCGGTCCAGAGATACCGGACAACTTCGGGAAAGGTCGGAAGGGCCAATTCGGCTTCAAGTTCGGCTTGCCGTTCCGGCGTCCGGGCTCGCTTCAACTGCCCTTCGAGATGCTCCCGGTAGGAATGGCCGTCTTTGTCGACGGCCGACAGCGCAAATTCGCGCTCCGCATAATCCAACAGGTCTAGGCGGAGCGCGGCGTAAAAGACTTCTCAGCCGCCAGGAATTCCATGGCCTGCGTCAGGACGCCGACCCGCTTGGGGTGGGAAAGGAATTCGACGGCATTTTCGGGAGAAAAGGGAAAATCCTTGCCGCCGATTTCAACCGGGGACCAGCCGACCAGGCGCTCCACCAGATCCCTGATGTTCTTGGCGCGCACCTCCGCGGGGTCATCCTCGTCGGCCTTCCACTTGCGGCCGTTGACCTGGGCCTGCTCCATCTGCGCCTGCTTGTGCAGCCGCTCGCGGGCGAAGCGGTTGTTCAACGCCTCGGTCTTGGGATGGCCGGGGCCGGCGAACTCCCAGAACCACCCGGTCGGATTGCCGGCGGCGTCCAGCACCTGCATCTTGCCGGTATCGGTAGCCTCGAAGGCGGCGAGGTCGAATGATGGCACGGCCTTTTCGGCAGTGTTGGTCATGGCATTGTCCTTTGTCGGAAGGGGCGGGAGAGCGCCGACACGCTCCCCCTGGCCGCCGAAGCGGCTTGGTGACGGCTGTCGGGCCGATTACGCGGCGCTGGTCTGGAAGCCGATCATCGTGGCCGGATGCGCCCCGCCCCGGTCATCAGCGCCCACAAGGCAGGTGAAGGTGACCGTGCGGCCATTGTCCTGGCCGAGTTCGGACTTGCTGGCGCTCGCCAGGGTGATGTTCGGCAGATAGAAGGCCGCGAAGTCAGCGGCGCCGGTCTCGTTTTCCTCGAACAGCAGGTGCAGGCTCAACTCGTCCTCGTTGAGATACTGCTGCACCCGGTCGATGTCCTTTTTCAGCGCCGTCACCGACAAGGTGACCTGGGCCGAGTTGGTGAACACTTCCGGGGTGAGCACCGAGCCGACAACTGGCACACCCGAAGCGTTGAGCTGTACCGTCATGTCGATGCTGGATACGTCGAGCACATCGACGCCGCCCAGCATGATCTTGGCCTCGACTGCGGTCAGGCCGATGGTCGTGGTCTTGGTCGGGCTGGTGAAGTAGGGGGCGCTGCTATCGTCCAGCGCGTCCATGTCCTGGCCGACAATGCCGAAGGTCAGCGTGGCCATGCCGTTGGGCTGGAGCTGCAACTGCATCGAGCCGACGCGGCAGCCGGTGAAGATTTCGGTGCCGTCGATATCGGCCTCATATTCCTCGAAGGTGAAGCTACGCGGCGTCACACCCTGCACCAGCGACTTGGGCCGGGTGATCGTCACATCGGTATCGGGCGAGGCATTGAGCGTCAGCGTCTCCGCTACCGTGATCGTGGTCGCATCGAGATCGATGATGCGCAGGTTCCGATTGTTGTTGCCGGCGCTGGAGTGATCCGTCAGCCGGATGATCTCGCCGATGCGCAGCCCCAGCGTGATGGGCGAGCCGGATGCCAGCACGATGGTGCTGGTCGTGGTGGTCAGCGAGGTGAAGTCGCCCTCGTCCAGTTCCAGCGCCGTGGCGAATGTCCCACGGAATACCGCCTCGATCAGATCATCGAATGTCCCGACCGATAGGTCCGCCACATAGTTGCCGGTGACCGACCGCGACCCGTGACGGCCGCGCGTCGTCATGCCGTCGGCGCGCAGCTCATTGGAGTTGATGGGCTCCTTGGCCAGGCTGAGACCGCCCGAGTTGATGCGGAAGATTTCGGCACTGGTGTCGCCAGGCAGAACGCCGAACGAGGATTCGAGCTTATAGGCGACACGGATGTTTCGCCCCGACTGATACGCCATGGCTTGGTCCTTTCAACAATGTCAGGAAGGGCGATCAGCCCTGGTGGAAATACTGGAAAGGCACCGACATGGTGACCCGGAACCAGTTGCCGGTATTCACCCCGGCAATCTCGCTCCGCGCCCCGGCGTCGCCGCCCTCGTCAACACGCGGAACCCATGTCCGCAGATAGCAGCCATCGGCCTCGTATGGCTTCTTGCTGCGGAAAAGCTCGCCGATCTGCTCGGCGTATTGCGTGGCCGTCCCCTCGCCGGTGCCATCGGGCACGAAGACGTGGACGAAGATCATGCCATTGGTCTGGCTCAACTGGTCGCCGGGCAGGCCCACGCCCCGAAGGGTCTGGCCTGGCATGGTGACCATTTCGAAGAACACGAACGGCTGCATGGCCGGGAAAGCCGAGCCCGGCACAACCGCTGTGGGCGGCCAGGGCTCCGCCGGAACCTCGTTCTGGTAGGCAATGCGCGTCGTGGCCCAGCCATCGGTAAGGACGGCCCTGGCTGCGGCTTTGGCCGCGGTATAGCTGCCCATCGATCAGCGCTCCGAAATCTCAAGGGCGGGATAGCGGTATTCGCTCTTGTTCCCGCCGGCTCGCGTCGTCAGCACCGATCCGCCCATCAGCCCGCGAAAGGTGAAGACGATGCGCGCCTGGTTGCCGAAGCGCTGCCGGAGCGCAAATTCCGCCTGCTCATAGACATGATCCGAGCCGGGCACCCGCATGCTCATCTTGCCCAGCTCGATTTTGCGGCTGTAAGGCAGGACATTGCTGATCAGGATTTGCCCCTGCCCGCTCCATGCCTCAAGGTTTCGGGCTTCCACGCCGTCGACGAACAGAGTGTGGCCCATCCGATAGGCGCCGGACAGAACCGGCGACAGCTCAAAAAGCAATTCCATCGCCGCCTGCACGACTTCATCGAGCCGCGGATAGACATAGATGATCGTGCCGTCCGGCGTGACCTGTTCCTCGCGCGCGCCGCGCACCCCGTCGACGGTGCGAACAAACCGGCCCGGCCGGGGAGCGTCCCGCATCACCTTGGCATGCTCGCGCTTGGCCAGCCCCACCAAGGCCGCCTGCGTTTCCTCGCGGGTCGCCAGCGCGGCCTGCACGAATAGTCGTTGGTTGCCGCCGGCCATCAGGTGAGCCTCACCCTCAAATTCCACCGTACCAGCGTGGACCCAGTGTGGATCGGCTCAGCCGCCATGACCTTGCCCAACTCGGACCCGGCCACGATGACAAAGTCGTCATTCTCCCGCGGCTGAAACGTCCCCAGCGAGGAAGGCGACACGATAACCTCCCTATCCTGCTGGGTGATTAGCCCGACTAGTTGCTCGACCTTGTAGCCACGCACGAACCCGATTGCGGCCTGCTCGGTCGAGCCACGCTGGAAGGCAATAGCCTGGCCATGCGCCGCCAACTGGCGATCAAGCGCGGCAATGGCCTGGGCCGGCGTCATAGTGAGTAAACCCGCAGAGGCTGCAGCAGCGCTTCGATGGCCGATTTTACCACCTGGCCGGCCGCTTCCGACACCGTATAGGTGAACTCGCCCACACCCTCGACATCCTCACTGCGCAGGAACAGGCTTTGGTCAGAAGACAGAGCCTTGAGGTGCTGCACGCCGATGATGACAGCCTGCTTGGCGTTAGCTGGCACCTTGTTGCTGGCATAACCCGCCTTGTAGGTGATCGAGACAGCGTCAGCAGCGCACTCAGTCGCCGGAAATGCATACTCGAAACGGAAAGCCATACCACCACCAAAGGCGCGGTAGTCGGCGGGATCGACAGTCTGTTCTGCACCACTGGTGTCACGGTATTTCACGCTGTCGATGCTCGTCACGGGCAGATACGGCAGCCGGATCGAGCGCATGAAGCCCGCCCGCGTCAGCTCCAGGGTTTGCTCCCCTAGGGCACGGCCTAGCCAGCCGGTCGGGCCGTCGATGCCAGCCTGCACCGCAGCAATAAGCGCGGTGATCGTGGCGTCGTTGGCCGCATGCCCTCCCGGCACATCGGCCGGGGTGACAATCGGTGCAGGGCCGGTGATAACGCGGACGGGCATGGCCGATCCTTACGCTACAGGAGCGTCGTAAGGCTGGCCTCGCAGGATCACGGCGCCTGCAGCGATCGACGTTCCGGACTGCTTGGTGATGACGGCGCGGATATAGCGCTTCACGCCCTTGTAGCCCTGCTTGTAGACCGTTGACGCCGCCAGTCCGGCCGGCAGGGTGCCAAGCAGATCGCCGGCCGCAACGTCAGTGAAATCGCCATCGGTCGTGGTGTCCGACTCCTGCAACTTCACGTCATAAAGACCGTCGGAAACGATCGCACCGGTGTTAACGACGAGGGTAGCGCTGTTGAAGCCCTGCAGGTCAACAGCCGTGCCCTTGGTCGTGGCAGCAACCACAGCGGGCACGAGGGTCGCGACAATGCCGAGACCAGAGATACCGTCCTTCATGGGACTGTCCTTTCAAGGATGAAACGAGGTGGAACGGGCGACCGAAGCCGCCCGTCATGGATCAGGAGGCCGCGATCTTCAGCAGCTTGAGAGCTTCGAAGTTGACGACGCCACCACCGACCCGCTTCGTGGTGTAGAAGTGGACGAATGGCTTGTTGGTGTACGGATCGCGCAGGACGCGAACGCCGAAGCGGTCAACGATCAGGTACGCACGGCTGAAATCGCCGAACGCAATCGGGAAGTTGCCAGCACCAACCGCGGGCATGTTGTCGTCGTTGTAGACCGGCTTGCCCAGGATGGTGGCCACACCGGCCGCAGCAGTCGGCGGTGCCCAGAGGAAATTGCCTTCGGCATCCTTGAACTTGCGAACGGTGCCCATCACAGCATCGCTCATCAGCCACGACGCCCCATTCCGGTAACCGGATTTCAACGCATAGTAGAGGTCGACGAGCGCGTCGGCCTTGCTGACGGTTGTCGAGGTGTCAGCGAAGTCGCCAGCCTTCCCGGAAGCCACATAGCCGAGCTTGCCCCACGCATAGGAGGCGTTCGCCACCGTGTCGTAGGAGAGGAGGCCGCGCGGCTTGTTCACGCCATTGCCGGACACGAATGCGGCGCCTTCCTGCTCCGCAAACTCGATGGCCACTTCATCGGCCAGCCAGGCTGCGATATCGATACGAGCATCGTCCAGCGCCGTCTGCGTGATTGCAGGATTGGCATAGAGCTCGGCCGTATTGATCGCGATTTCGCGAAGCGTCGGGGTGCCCGTCTCGGGACGCGCCTGCTCCTCGCCAACCCAGCCGGCGCCGGCGCCACCCATGTTGACCAGCTTCTTGTAGGTGCTCGTGCCGATGGAGATGACGCGAGACAGCGAGCGCACGGTGGAAACAGTACCGAGGACGCGGTCGATGCCCGCCTCAGTCTCTTCCGGGACAAGATAGCCACCGTCCGGGTCGGACTGCGTGGTCAGCTTGGCCTTGACTTCTAGTTCACGCAGATCAGCTTCGACGCCGCGGCGGAAAAACTGATTGAACGCGGTCGAGTGCGCCAGGACGTCGGGATCGTGGTTGACGCCGCCGGCCGGGCCGATGACCGCAGCCGCGATGGCCGCATTGACCTCATTCAGGGCCTTGTTGATCGCGGCGATGTCCTCGTTGATGCGGTCCACCTTCTCGCGGGAGACCACGTCATCGAACTTGGCGTTGATACCCTTGATTTCTTCTTCGCGGGCCGCTTTGAATTCCTCGAACGAGGTGCGGAGTTCGGCGAAGAGTTTGGCCTGTTCGGACGCATCGGCGCGAACAGATACCAGCCCGCGAGCGCGCGGGTTCAGCAGAGCGTGCTGCATGGTCGTTCCTTTCGGGGTCATGACCGGATGGTGTTGATCAGCTCCCGGATGGAAGCTGCTGGGACGCCTGCATCACGCGCGGCGGGCCGGCTTGCATCACGCTGGGCCGGGTCGAGGTGTCCGAGTTCGGCAAGGATTTCCTGCCGAGCGGATCGGGTGTGACCGGCCTTGGCCAGCGCCGCCTCGGTCTGGCGGCGGGCGATAAGGCTACGGTCGGAATTCTTGGCATCGGGCAGATCGGTGCCCAGGTCATTATCGAGACGGTCGGCAAAGCCGTTCTTGATGGCTTCGCTCGGCCCCATAAAGGTTTCGGCGTCCATCAGGGCTTCGATATCGGCGCGCTTCCGTTCGGTGCGGGCCTCATAGATATCGATCAGCGCATTGTCGAAGGCTTCGAACAGACTGGCCGCCTCGGCCAGCTCGTGCCGATTGCCGACAACGATGCCCCAGGCATTATGCACCATGATGAACGTGCCGAGCCCCATCACGATCTCATCGCCGGCCATCGCGATGATGGACGCGGCCGAGGCGGCGATACCCATGATTTCGACGGTCACCTTGGCTGGGTGTGCGCGCAGCAGGTTGTAGATTGCCAGTCCTTCGAAAACGTCGCCGCCCGGGGAATTGATCTGCACGCGCACATCGACATTGCCGATCGAGCGGAGCGCCGCTGAGCATCGCTTGGCGGTAAAGCCCTCACCTGTCCACCAGTCTTCCCCGATGATATCGAAGATCGAGATGACGTTATTCTCGGTCGTGCCAGCAGCCTTCGGCTGGGCCGCCCAGGCCTCGAACGCCTCGCCGGGAGCGTCAGCCTGGAAGTTCTTGGGCTTTTGCAGCGCTTGGATTTCAGGCAGTTTCCGGAGGCTCATCGCCTGGCTCCTTTTCGGGATTGTCGGCGCTGCCGGCCGTGTTCGGCGGTGGATAGTAGATGTCCCCGCCCTCGCGAGGGTTCTGGTCTTCCAGGGCCCGGATTTCGTTCGGGCTCGACACGCCCCACTGCAGCGCCTTCACGTGCGCTTCCCAGCGCGTTTTCGTGTCGGCTTTGACCAGTGCGGAGCGGTTGAACTTGGCATAGAGGTCGCTGCCTTCCGTCGTCAGATCGACCGTAATCCCCTCCTCCCACATGACCAGATGGTCCTCGAGGGTGAAGGCCAGAAAGCCCTGCTGCTGCGTCTCGATGCCAGTGCCCCAGCTCGTGCTCTTTTCGGTGTCGCCGGCCATGTGCGGAGGAAGGCCGAAGAACATGAAGATGTCGGTTCGACTCAGCTTCCGGCTCTCGATCCACTGCGCGTCTGCCGAGGTCATGCCAAGCTTTTCGACCTTCATGCCCTCTTCAAGCACAAGGTCGCGGCCCTCATTTTCCCCGCCGGAGCGATAACTCTCGAGGCTTTCCTTGAGATTGGAAATCCCTTCCGGGCCGAGCTTGTTGGGATGGCTGAGAACATGGCCGACCACAGCGCCATTCTTGAACGTCTTGGCGCCGTGCCGCTCCATCGCCAGCGACAGCCCCATGGTTTCGCGGGCATAGGTGATCGGCGTCACCCCGGTGATACCGTCGAGGCTAAGCCCGAACAGGTGGAACACCTGATCCTGCTGCAGCACGATCTGGCGACCATCAGGCCGGGTCCAGACATATTCCATTGCCATGTCGGCGCGCTGACGCGGCGTTACACGGTCAGGATGCAGCGGGATCAGTGCCTGCACTTGCTTGGTGACGGCGGTGCGGACGATCATGGCATAGGCATTGCCGCGTAACAGGACATGCGCTTGCATCATGCGCCGAAACTGGTTTGGCTTCTGCCACTTGTTCGGCCGGCGGCGGATGACCTTCCAGAGTTCGGAATCCGAGGCATCCTCGCGGGTACGTTCGTCGACCCGCCGCTTGATATGCAGTGGCAACGTGGCGACGGCGCCGGCGATGATGCGGACGCAGGCATAAACCGCTGCGATCTTCATCGCTGTATTGGCAGTCACCCGCTCGCCACTGACGCTTTCCGCGCCACCCGTGAGGTATTCTTCCAACAACTGGGGCGTGTTGATGACCACGCCTCCATCGGACATGGCGCGCGGCTCGACGCGCGGCGATGCAATCGGAGACGGTGCGCCTCCGAACCAGCGGTCCCAGAATGCCATTGCGTTCTCCTAGAGGACCAGCGCGCCGCGGGAGCGATAGACCGAGCTTCCCACACCCTCGGGATTACGACTCATGAGATGCGCTGCATTGAAGAGAGCTATGAGCGGGTCGATCTTCGCCTTGCCGGCCATTTGCTTCGTGATCAGCACCGCATTGCCGCGCTGCTCGACCTTTGCATTGCCAACCGACCAGGACATCAATGTCTGGGCGCCGTGCCAGAACGTCCCATCCTTGAGCTTGCGCTCCACGCCCCAGACGGCGCCGGAAAGACGATAGCCCTGCGAAACCGCCACCATCTGCTCTTCGGCGATACCGCGGCTTGCAATCTCGTCGATCATTGCGGTTACGCCCATGGGGTCCAGACCGATAGCCCCAGCGGCTGGCAGGAGGCCGGCATCGCGTAGCTGCTCGACGACATCGGCGACTTCTGCGATGTCCTGAGTGGCGTGCGCGCAGATCGTCAGCTCACCGCACCGCTCAAAGTCCCGCAGGCGCGGCGCAATCTCTTTTCGCAGATCCAGCACATCGGTCTGCGCCCAGGCATGACCCCAATGCAGCCATTCCCGGGTAATCCGGTCGCGGCCGATCACACCGACGCCGAGCAGATCGTCCAGACCGCCCCCATCGATCCCCACAACAGCAACCTCCGACCGCTCAATGAGAGCCTCGAGCGTCAAAGAGTCGTCGCCCGCGCCCGGCCAATATGGTGCGCCGGGCCAGGAGTCATCCCCAAGGCCAACACCGATTTCGATATTCAGATGCTGGCTGGCCCATATCTGCTCAGCCTGTGTCGAAACCCGCCCGTTGTTCTCGTAGTCGGCCAGCAGCCGCGCAGGATCGATTGAACGGTCATTGTTGGGCAGGATCAGATGCCAGTGCCGACTGTCGCGCCAGAATGCCGGATCGCGCTGCAGCTCCAGCGGAAACTCATACAGCACGGGCAGGAGGATTGGGCTTTTCCCGCCCTTGCCATCCCGTATCTTTCTCGCCTTTTCCAGTTCGGACTTCCATATCCCCGCAGGCGGCTCGTCCGACTGCGTGGTAATCATGAGCACTTGGCCGCCTTGCTTGGTGATCCCGCCACCCCGGATCTGTTGCATAACCGCCTGGGCTTTGGCCTTCTTGCCGAGCTCATGCACCTCATCGATGATCGTCAGTACCGGGATTTCGCCGGTAACGATTGTCGTGTCGAAGCTTTTGACGTCCAGTTTCGTGCCCGTTTTGCGGCGCGTGATGCACTTCAGGTGATCCTGCACCTGAAATATCGCGACCAGCTTCTCATCGAGCCGGATCATGCCCTGGGCCTGGTCAAAACAGCGCTCAGAGATATTCTGGCTCGGCGCAACAATGAGCATTTGCCGGTTCGGCGCTTCTTCCATGAACAGCGCTGTCAGCCCGAGGGCTGCGACATAGGTCGTCTTCGAGTTCTTCTTCGGCACAAGCGTCAGAAGTTCCCAGACCAGGCGCTGCCCACTCTCAGGATCTTCGCTCGCAATGAACACGCGCACGATCTGCCGGAACCACTCACCGCAGGCATCCTTTAGGAGCGGAGTGCCCGGAACATCCGGCAGTCGCAGACGATCGAAGAAAGCTACGGCCTTGGCGGCCTTCTTTTCGTTGACCGGGATATCCGCCATCGGCATTTCGCCGGCCTGGATGCGCTCCCACCAGTCCGGGCAGGCAAAGCGGGGTAACTCAGTTTGGGCGGACATTCCGCTGTGCCGCCTCTTCATCCAGCTCGGCCATAAGGTCGGAATCGACCTGGTCGGCACGCAGTTGGGCGATCATTTTCTTACCGACCTTTTCGTCCGGCGCGGCCGTGGCTCCCACCTGGCGCTCGATGTCCATCCGGTCGTTTCGATCAATCAGCTCGCCCAGGTACTTCAGAGCGGCGATGTTTCCCGAGTTCGCCTGTTCCATGGCAATCTCCATGCGACGCGCATCGAGGCGATCTCGCATTGCATCGCGCTCCTTGAGCTCGGCTCTAAAATGCCGCTTCAGTGTGGCCGGCGAGATGCAAATGGCATTTGCAATGCGAGTATTTGACCAGCCCAGCCCCAGCAACATCTTGATTTTATTACTGTCTTTCTCGTCGGGCTGAAACGATGGGCGACCGCGCATGCCAGCGCGCTCCCGAACCGGGTTGCCAAAGATGTCCAAAATCGCCGCCATCAGAAAAAAATCTCCGCGTGACCCCCAGGCCGGTCAGCAGCCCCTAGAGCCGCCAGACTTTTCACCCACCCCCCCCCAACGGGCAGACAGGGGTCAGTCCCAGACGCCAGTCGGGATCATCTGCTCTTCAGCCTGGATCAAACCGTCATGCACATGCTTGGCGACGGTCTCGATGTTGTTGATGTCCCAAAACAGAGCCGCATTGCCGCGATGCGGCCGCTTGTGGTTTGCCACGGGACTATCGGGCGCCGGATATACACCCATGCAAACCCGACCAGTGCGCTGACAAATGAACGCATCGCGGGCAAAGACTGCGACCCGCAATTGCCTCCAGCGATTAGTGCGATACCAGGCCCGCCACGGCGCAGCCGCATCACGCGCCTTGTCAGCCGCCCTTGCGTCGCCGGCGGCAAAGCCGATCCGGGGTGGCGCAGCCCTGAGTCGTGATGGCATTACCTTCAGTTTCGCCATCAAATACCCTCAAAAAGCAAAAGGCCCGCCGAAGCGAGCCCTTGAGAATCGGCGCATCACTGCACCCTGCCTGATAGATGCTTAAAGTGGGCCCGCCCGTCAAGAGCGCGGCTTGGGCGCCAGCCGGAAATGCACCGCAAGATCGTCCAGGGCCTCCTGCAGTCCCTTTTTGGCCTTGGCCTTGCTGCGCCCGCCTTGCCCGGCAATGTCCCGCAGCGACATGTCATAGACCACCACACGCTCCACCAGGCTCGAGCGGATCATGCCTAGATGGCGCACCGCATCGGCATAGTCCCGCCGCGCCGCTTCGCCGAACTCGACGACATCACCGGCGCCGGATGTGTCGACACGCACTGCAGCATAATCGATCGACCGGGCGCCGCCGAGCTGGGCGCGCTCATGCAGCAACCGGAACTTGGCGGCGGCAGCTTCCTGCACTTCCGACCGATCACGGATACGCGCCAGGCCGCCGATCAGTTCGATCATATTGATCTCGGCCGAGACCTTGCCGACATGCGGACCGGATCGGGTTCGCCGCTGCTCGAAATATTCGGCATCGGTCATCATCGGGTCGGGCACCAGCCGGCGCTCAATGTGCCGCGCGCCATCGGATATCGCCGCATCCATCTTCCTCAGCCCCTTTCTTTTCGAAGCCATCAACCTGCTGCCTTCCTGCTCGTGGCAATCCGGCCGATATCGGCGAGCAGCAACGGAAGGCCGCCGCCGGCTTTCGCCATTTCGGCTGCAATCGCAGCCTCCCAGTTCGCCGAGGTCGAGGCGGTCATGTCCCGCACGAAGGCCGGGCGATCATCGGGGATATGCACAGCGGTGAAATGAGCCTGCATCTGCCGATTGAGCTTCGCCCGCACCGCCTCTTCGGCTTTGCCACGGCCACCTGTTATTGGCATGACCATCGTCATCTGCCGCCGATCAGGCGCGGCACTGCGCTTCCCGCGCGAAGCTCTCCCCACCATCGAATCTGAATCTGGTTTCCTAAGAAGGTTTTGGCGGACATTTTCGTCCTGTTCAGCCGGACTCTTTTGTCCGCTTCCATTCTCACCGAGCGCAGCCAAGCGAATGAGCTCCGGCCAGCAGGGCAGATAGGCATTGCGATGCCCATGCCCGCCATGCCGCACCACGACAAACAGCCCGGATGCGACCAGGTGGTCATCGATCACCCGACGCACGGACCGAACATCAATGCCGGCCTTTTGCGCCAGCCGCGTCTGTCCCGGGTCGCACCGGCCGGTTCTGAGGTTGAAGTGCTCCATGAGGTGGGAAGCAATCGTCTTCGCTGCCCCCGAAATCGCCGCCTGCGCTATGGCCTTGGTCGCAATGGACTTGGCGTTGGCGGGAGGCGGCGCCGGCTCATAGGGCGCAACCGGAATGTCCGGTTGAGTCCGCTTTGCGCGAACCGGACTCTGCTGCTGAAGTGCGGCGCGAGGGACAGTCTCGCCCGGCGCAATGATGACGCACATGCGCTCGAAGGCCGCGAGCAGCGCGACGCCCTCATAACCGGCAATCATGAGCTCGCGAAGAATGGCGGCGTGCATCATGGTGACACCTCGACCCGCCCGCCGCTGGGCAGCCGTTTCCAACCTGCCGGCGTCCATGGCCAGGCATCCAGATCGAGCCGCCCGGAATCGTATCGGTCCATCATGTCGAGGAAATAGACCGGATCGGCCGGGTAAGGCGCATCGTTCCAGGCCGCGAGCAGCGCGGCCCTGACGTTGTCGCCATAGCTGAAGAGTCGCGTGCGTGCTCGGCGCCAACGGGCTGCCCGCTGCGCACGATCGTCAGCTTCCCATAGAGCCCACTTCGCTGCCCGGTCGGCCATGACGGTATCTTCGTCGGGCTGCTGCTCCGCCACGATATCGGCAAGCAGTGGCAGGGCCTCGCGTTCCAGCCGTTGCCGACGGCGCAGCGCTGCGCGCTTCCGCGGGGTGTCGGTCCAGGGATATCTGGGCCAGCGCTTGTGCCTCATTCCCCCACCTCCAGCCCGAGGTGTCGCATCAGGTTCCGGCTATCGGCCCAGCTCGCATGGCCGCCCCATGCGGCAAGGAACTTGCCCAGCCGCTCGTCATCACCATTGGCGCGGTAGGCGGCGACCTTGCGCTTGGCACGCACGACGCTATCTCGCCGCAGCAGCTTGTGGCTGGGCCGAATGCGATAGCCGAGGAAGTTCACCCCGCGCTCTACCGGCGCGATCGACCACTTGGAGAAGCGCAGGCCCATGCGCTCACGCGAAAAGCTCTCTATGGCCTCCTTGACCACGCGCAGGTGCTCGGAGCTGTGCCCCAGCACCACCAGGTCATCCATGTAGCGGAACCAGTGCTGCTCACCCAAATCCTGCTGGATATGGCGATCGAGCAGGCCGCCATAGACATTGGCGAGGATCTTGTAGAGGTAGTTCAAAACCGTCTCGTATTTCTCGACCAGGGCAAGCGCTTCGGTCGGGGCAAAGCTGTCCCGCTCGATGTCGCCCGCCGTGGCCGGGGCGGCGCTATCGCGCCTAGTCTGCATGGATCAGGTGGTCACTGCGGCCGCGCGCACCCACAGCCCTGCCCGAGCGCCCCGGCCAGCAGTCGAGGTCCGCGCACCGCGAGCCCGCGCTCGAGCCGTTGAGCCCCGACCCGCCGAAGAGGGAGGCGCGGGGGACATCGGGATGACCGTCGGTGCCCCAGGTCCACATATTGCCGGTGGCCTGCATGATGCCCCATTTACTGGTGCGGGGTGCGTCGAGTCCGGTGCGCTGCGGATCCGTGCCGGCCGCGGACCGCTCGGTCACGCCATAGGCCATGGCGAAGAATTCTTCGGCGCCGAGCAACTGCTTGCCATGCTCGGCCAGGACCGCCTTTGCAGTCTCGAAATCGAACCTGTCGTGCACCCCGTCATCAATGCGCTTAGGCGTATCGTCGCCGTCGGCGATGAAGTCACCGAAACTGCTGGTGCCAAGTGTGGGGTGATCGCAACCGGTCAGATAGATGTCGCACCAGAACCTGCCGTCCACAAGCGCCATGCCCGCCGCGCTTTCGCAGGCTGGGCGGAAATTGAGATCCCAACAGGAATAGGGATTGATCGCCGGAACATCATCGCCGCCGCTGGTGCCGGTCGCGTTGCCACCCGGGGCATAGTGGAAACCGCCGATCACCGCGCCGCCATCGATGCTGGGTTCGGTGCCGAGTGGAAAGGCCGTGGCCGTGCCGTCCGGATAGGCAAAGACAACGAAGTCGCTCCCGGCCTGCACCAGGTCGGCCGCAAAGCCGATCGGCCCGGCCAGCGCCACGGCGCCGACGGTCGACATGAAGCTGATGCCATCCGCGAAACCGATTTCGGTCCTGCCGGACACGACAAAGGCGGGCGCCTGGTAGTTCGCCTTGGTCATGCCGAATGGCACGTCGACGGACTTGAGAGCAGTAGATTGCATGATGATCTCCGTGGAGTTGCAGGTTTCAGGGTCAGACGAAGAAGCGGGCCGGCACGTCACATGTCGTTCCCGAAGAGCATGCAGGCCACGAGATACGCGGCCAGGGCGAGGAGAGCGCAGAGGAGCCAGCCGAGCAGGCTCACAGCAGCACTCCCTGGTTGGGGTCAGGACGCGTAGTCAGACCCTTGGTCTCGGCCAGCCAGCGCGGCATGGTCACGAGGATCTTGCGGCCATGCCGTTCCGGCGCGATTTCGATCTGGCTGATAGGCAGGAACACGGCCGCACCTTCCGAGCCCGGCAGGCGGACGCAGATGGAGTCGCGCTCATCGCGCTCGAGTTGCAGGGTGAGGGTGATCGGGCGAGCGTCAGCCATGGAGCACCGCAGCATTACGCATGTTCCACATGGCGACGGCGGCAAGCGGACTGTCGTGGCCGGGATAGTCTCCGTGTACGGCGCCGCATGTGCAAACGACCGACCAGAAAGTGGTCTGGGCCCATCCTTCCTCGCGTGCATCGGCTTCCGTGAAAGAGAATTCCGCCAACTCTGCTTCACGCTGCCCGCAAAAGGGGCAAGCGAGCAGCATGTCAGTGTATTCCTCAAGGTCGGGCAGATCGGTGGGCTGAGCGTGCATCACATGCCCTCCCCGAGGTCGAAGCCGACGGGGTCGTAGGACTGCGCCTGCTTTTTCTTCACCCGGGCAGCGGTCTTCTGAAACGCCTGCGCCGCGGAGCTCTCCGGGTCACCATCGGGGCGCGACACCATGCCGAGGGCGGACATGTAGAGTTCGAGCAGGGCTTCCTGCTCCGCGCGCTCATTGGCGTCCTGCTTGCGGATATTCACGATCTTGCGGAGAGTCTTCGTGTCGAAACCGTTGGCCTTGGCCTCGGCGTAAATCTCCTTGATGTCCGCCGCCACGGCCGCCTTTTCCTCCTCCATCCGCTCGATGCGTTCGATGAAGGCCCGCAACTGGTCCTGCGCAACGCTGTCTTCGACCGCCATGTGAAGCCCCTTTCAGAAATTTTGTGAGCACTGCTCACATGCCGAACCGCTAGGCGGCCTGGCCGATGAAGATCGTGTTGGTGGAAAGGCCCTTGTTGGACGGGTGCAACTTGGCCGCCTTCACCCGATGCTGACCATCGGTCACGGCAAACCGACCATCAGGCTTACGCGCAAGCACGACGGCGCCGAAATGGTCCCAGCGGAAGGATTCCAGGATGCGCCCGACTCGACGCCCGTCGGCATCGCGCTGATAGCTTTCATCGACATCGATCAGGTCGACATCGACCCAGGTGAGTTCGGGCAGCTCGCCCACGTTGCGGTTAATATCCATCATGCCGGCACCGCCGCGCGCATGCGCTGCTCGATGCGGTAGCCTTCGCCCCATGCTGTCCCGATAACGATGTCCAGCGGCGCGATCTTCTTGCGGATCTTGTGAACGACGACATCGACGAGCTTAATTTCGCGCTCGTCATCCCGCCCGGCATCAGCAGACACGGCAAGCAGGGTTTCCTTGCCCAGCACGCGTGGCTTGGCGCGCCAGAGCGCGGCGAACACGGCAAACTCCAGCCGCGTCAGCTGGGCAACGTTGTGACCAACGACGACCAGGCCGGCATCCATGTCGACCAGCACGCGACCGTCATCGTGAATGATGCCGCCACACAGCGGACACGTGGGGTGCTGGATCGTCATGACATCACCCCGCGTCCGGCGCCGAGCTTGACCTGCACGGCGGTGCCGCTGCGCTTGTCAGGCTCCACCGGGATTTCGCGATATTCGGCCAGGTCCGGCCGCTTGCGCCGCACCGCCTCGAGCTGATGCTGAAAACCGATCCAGCTATGGGCAACGACCGTGGTTTCCCCGCTGAGATCGAGGTTCACATAGGCGCCATCCTTGTGGCGCAGCCGGTAGCGGACGCGGCTTTTCGCCTGGATTTCACGACTGAGACGCTGCCGCGAGGCCATGGGCACTTCGCCCGCCGCCATCATTTTCTGGCGGAGATAGACGATGCCGCCGCCAGCAGCCTGGGCCCGCTGCTTGTGGGCAAATCCTGCACCATGGTCGCGGTGATCGACGGGAACGACATGGATCGTCACGATGCTTTCTCCTTTCCGGAATTGATCTTGTCGAGATTGGCCATGGCCTGGCCGATGCGATGCGCCGGATCGGACACCCCGGCTTCCCAGGCCCATTTGCGGATAGTGGCGATCGGCCGGCCGAGCTCGTCGGCCAGTGCGTGGCCGTTGTCGCCAGTGTATCGGGCCTTGATGATCTCGAGCGCTTCGGCCTTGGGCATGGGTGAGCGAGGAGCAGGCTGTGCCTCTTGTTTCAGGCCTCCAATGTCCCCGTCGCCGGGGAGAGGTTGGCCGTCGGGGGCCTTGCGAGCCGTACCGAACTCCTCTGGGGTATTCTGTGAATCCTCGTCATCCACGGGCGCTTCTAGGCCCCAGGCGTCCCAGCCCTCGCGCCGGGCGCGGGCATTCAGCTCTATCTTCGGCAGGCTGGGGAAATAGGCTTCGGCAACTTCGTGGATGTTGGCGGGCTTTTCGGAATGTTCACCCACCGGCGCGTGGAAGAGTGAGCGGAACTGTGTGCCCTGCGCCGGCGCGGGAATCTTGCCGCGCTTGCCCAGCAGCACCAGCTCGTGCTCGCCGGTAAACCAGTATCCCGGGCCGCGCCCTGCGCCGGCGCGATCCTTTGCCCAGATGGCGTGGGTGACATATTCAAAGCCCCAGGCCGCCATGACCTGTAGGGCATCGGGCAGGCGCGGCGCTGTCGCCCAGAGCAGCAGAATACTGTCATCTGCCGCGATATCACCGACCGGACGGCTGGCGATCACATCGGTGGACGATGTCGGATAATGATTATCCGGCGCACGATCCATGCCGGTCTCTTCCGACCAGGCGGTGAATTCCCATTCCGGGTCCGCCAGGATCACGCCATACTTCGTGCTCGGCAGAGCCCGCTGCCGCGCACCAAGCTCAGCCTCGCGTTCCTGCCGGCGCTCTTTCTTTTCTGCCTGGACTTCCCCGCGATGCTCTTTCACCGCCTTGCGGAACTCGCGCGGATGCTGCTCGCGGATAATGCGCAACTGTTCGGACACAGGAAGCTTTGCTACTTCGGCCGCGGCCGAGACTGCCACTTCGCCGGCATCCACCTTGGCCACCAGTTCCGGCGCCCCGTGATCGATGACTTCGCGCGCCGAATTTACGGAACGCTCCGACACGTGCAGGGCATCGGCTGCACCCTTCCGGTCAAGACGCAAATTTGCGTCTTGCTCACTGGAATTCTGGCGCGCGCCGCCATGGCGGAAACTTTCCAGCTTCGCCGCGACCATAGCCCGCTGGCTCTCGCTCAGATGCCGGCGATGTAGATTCTTGCTCAGCACCCAGGCCAGCGGATCGCCATCCTGCGCCGGCACGAAGCGGCGGAATTGGCTGATCCAGCGCTCGTCACCTTCGGGCGGCAGCCCTTCGTCAGTGAAACCATACAGCGCCAGATAGCGATTGCGTCCGTCCAGGATTTGTCCATCCAGGATCACGATGCGCTCGCGCAGGCCGTTGGCGGCAATATCGTCCCGCAAGGCATCGGCATCTGCCGGCGACAGCATGGGGAACAGGTTGGCATAGGGGTGCGCCGGGATGCCCATCAGAACACCAGCTTCTGCGGCGGGCGCAGCCAGGCCGAGCCATTGCGCTCATCCAGTGCATCCATGGCCTCTTCGGCCGCAGCGATCATGCGGCGCAGCTCGTCCAGGTTCTGGCGGCTGAGATAGAGCTTGCCCAGTGCGCCGGTCGTGCTGACCTCCAGGCAGTGGCTGAAATTCAACCCCTCATGCAGCACGGCCTGCACGCTGCCGCGCAGGATCTGTGCCCGGCGATGTGGCGTCAGTGTCACGGGCCGCTCTGGCAATTCCTTGATCGCCCGCGCTCGCATCACTCGGCCTCCCCGAGGCCTTCGGCGCGCACCTGCAGCTTGAGCCGCACCAGCCGCACGATGGCCTCGTCGATTTCGCGCTCGACGGTGACCACTTCGGCCCGCGTGATACGGTCATCCTCGAGCACGGTGCCGAGCTGGGCGAACACGTCGGCGCATTCCTTCATCGCCTGGGCGGTGACGCGGCCGAGGCGCGAACCGGCCTTGGCGATCTCCGGCAACTGCACAAGCACATAGCCCAGCGCCCGCGCCGCGGCGCCGATGATGCGGCCATTGCCGTTGAACGCGTCGAGCTCCACCGCCACGTCGAGCGGAATATGCCGCTCGTCGATCGCTGGGTTGGCATAGTCGGAAAAGGCCGCGGGCCGGTGGATGCGGCCTGAAACATTGGCGCAGTTCTCCTGCCCTCCCGCCTCGACGACGGCCAGCTTGACCACACCCTTGAGCTCGCGGCGAAACATCGCGCTCAGCATGGCGCCACCTGAGTCAGATTGGCGCCGCCGTGACGCATGACGCGACGAGCACGCTCTGTCACAACACAGGCATGAGCCGCAGAAGTACGAAGAGCAGAAAGGACCGGGATGCGGTTGAGGCGCATCCCGGCCAGTTGGAGGAACATCCAATCAGGGAGTCCCTGGTGCATTCCGGCAACGGGTTGAGCGCCGCCGGATACGCTGCACCAAGGCGAGAAGGCGCCGGCCCGGCCCACGAGGGGGGTGAGCCGACGCAGGCCGACGCCTTCGCGTCCGGGTGCAAGAAGATTGGCTTCCCGGAAGCGCATCATTCGACACGCCTCCGGAAAACCGCTCTGATCCCCCGGCGCAACCCAAGGAGAATCAGATGAGTGAAACGACCGGGCCGAGCCCTGAATGGATGCTCAACATCCAGTCTCGCATCGCGGCCCAGGAGATATTGACCCTGCACATCACCGCCAGGCTGGCGGCCCAGTTTGAGCGCCCCGAACTTACCGTCGTCAGTCTTTTCGACGAGATTGACCGCGACATCCGTGCCAGCGCTACCGGTAGCCCCGACTTGCTCGAAGCTGTCCATCGGCAACTCGGCTCCTTGCGGGCGGCGGTCTTCAGCCTTTTGCAGTTGCCCGACGAACCGGCCGGTTGAAAGGTCCAGGTAACTGCTGCCCAGGAGTGCAACGTCTGCCCGCATCATTTGCGCACCTCACTGATGGGGCGCGCCGATATCCTGATGGCGCGCAGATCGCGGGGGCTGACGCCGACGCGGTTCAGCAGCAGGTCGCGCGGGCTGGCGCCGCTGCGCATGATGTCGCGCAGGGCATCGGCCCTAGCGGCGCGTTCGATACGGGACATGGCGAGGCGCGGGGTCATGGCTGGGCCTCCAATTGATAGAAGTCCGATGGCTGAACCTGTCCTCCGGTGGCCCGTGTAATGCGGGTCATAACGTCGGGCTTGGGAATGCGGTCGCGCTTGTAGCGCCAGACGGTCTGCCGACTCGTCTCAATACGAGCGGCAAAATCGTCGTCGGAAACGGAATTAACGGTGAGCCAATCAGCGAGCTTCATGCTGCATTGGTGTCACCAATACGGTGACAATGCAAGCGCTTTGTCACCAATTTGGAGTATCGATGTGTAACCGACTTGGTGACAAGGTGCGGGAATGACTGAGATCGGAAAATTCCCGAACGGCCTGCGAGAAGCCATGAACGCACGAGAGATCGGGCCAACCGCACTTGGCCGGATGGCTGATATCCCTAAACAGGACATCGATAGGTGGGCCAAGCAGGAACGGCGACTGACGCCGGAGGTGGCGGCCAAACTTGCACCTCATCTGAACACTACGCCGAATCGACTCTTGCTGCTGCCCGAGCCGCCGTCACGGCCCAAGACCACAACAATTGTGGGGCGAGCAGGTGCGGCCACTGACGGAAAGGTTATCATGGCGGAGGGTCAGGGCGGGTTGGGGACCGTAACTGTACCCGAAGGGGCAAGCGAAGAGTCGAAGGCCATTGAGATCGAAGGGTATTCAATGGGCGTCCTCGCGGATGGGGCCTTGGTTTTCTACACCGAGGTTCACTCGGCGCCGACCGATGACATGCTTGGGTTAGTGGTTGTCGTCGGAACCTCTGATGGCTCTGTTCTTCTTAAGAAGCTCCTGAGAGGGTCAAGCAAAGGGCTCTACGATCTAGAGAGCATTAACGGTCCGACGCTCCGCGACCAGCAGGTGATCTGGGCGGCCCATATCGATAGTCTTGTTCCACCCTGGCGAGCTAAGCGACTGAGGATAGAGACGTTCGAGGATGTCGTGATGTAACTCGGGCGCATCGTCACCTAATTGGTGACAACACTATTGCAATGTCTCCAATTTGGTGACAGCTTGTTCTCCAGTTTCACCACTGGAGGCTTTCATGCATTCCCGTTCCCGCAACCGTGCATCCATCACTGCCGATAGCCTGCGCCGCGAACACGCGGCGGCGCCGCGCCTGGTTTCCTCGAACCCCACACCCATCGCCTTCGGCGTCGTTGCCGGCGCCCTGACCGTCACCCGGTCCTTTGAGATCAGCTTCCCCTTCTCTGGCGGCAGCATTGCCTTTGCCGCAAGCGAAGCAATCCACCTGTCCGCTCCCGAAGATTGGGTCGGCGGCGAAAGCATCGTCATCGTCGTCGAGCGGGGGACCATCGTCGCCGACCCCGAGCGCCCCTACCGCCTCACCGCCATGCCTAAATCGGAGGCCAGCCGAGCCGATACCGTGGTCGGCGGCTTCGATCTAGACCCGGAATGCGCGGTCCTTGCCGGCAGTTTCTGGGATGCCAACCTGGAATCCACAGCGCCTGCCGAAGAGCCCGAAGCCGTGGCGCGCATCGCCGACATTTTCGTCCGCCGCCAGCGGGATGGCTTCGACGACACCACCCAGGATGATCTGGTGCGCGAGGGCATCTCCGAGGCAGACATCCTCGCCCACTATGATGCAGCCGCGGCGCGCGGCGCGCGGGCCCTGCGCGAATATGACCGCGACGTGGCCGACACCCCTGCCAGCTATGATCGCCAGGCCCGCGTCAAGCTCGGCGCCGTGGCCCTGGCCGGCGAGCTCGACCCCAATCGCGTCCACACCACGCTGCGGCTGGCCGGCCTCACCACCCGCGAGATCGGCAACCTCTTCGACGACATCATCGGCGAATCCCTTCGCCTGGTACGCGAGTCGGGCGCAGCCGCCATCCGCGAGGTGGCGTGATGGCCACTCGCACCAAAAAGCGCAGCCGCTCCGGCGCGCACACGCGCTGCCCGCATTGCGGCAAGCATCTGCGCGGCGACAAGGGCCTCAAAGCCCATCTGGCAGAAGCGCACCCAGGGGAGGCCAAATGATGGACCTCACCCTTGCCGATTGCCGCCGCGAAGTGCGCGCCTTCGCCTTGCTGATGGAGCGCGAGCTGCGCAAGCATGACTATCGCCCTGGCTGGAAAGGCGACGACGCCACACATCTGACCTATCGCGTGCTCGAGGAGGCCGACGAGCTCAAGCGCGCGATGCTCTCCACCGGCGGCGTGCCGGTCCACATGATCGGCACCCGGCACCGTGATGCCATCGCTTCCGACGCGGCCGACGTTGCCAACATGGCGATGATGGTGGCCGACGTACTCGGCTGCCTCGACATCGCCTCCGCGGAGGCCCGCTGATGGACCCCGCCTTTCTCTTCGGCCTCGGCTGCATCGCTGCCGGCGCCGGCCTTTGGCTGGCGGGGTGGCGCTGATGTTCGCCCGCTTCGCCCTGTGGCTGTCGCGCGGCGACAACGCCTTCACCCTTCTCCTTTTCATCACCCTGCCGCCGCTGGCGGCCCTGATCGGGATTGGAATGTTCTAATGACCCGCAAATGGCTCCCATCCGAATGGATGGATGAAATGCCGCCGACCCTCGGCGATAGCCCCGACGCCTTCCTCAAGCGCAACGCCAACGGCGTGCTGCAGCTCGCGCCGATCGACGGCGATGACGAATGGCCAATTCCCACCGACATCGAAAAGGGTTTCGTCGTCGATGTTTGGACCTGGTCAGACGGAACCTTGTTCGAGGTTCACGTGCTGGAATCCGGCGTCGCCACTTTCGTCGAGGTGCAGCGCCCGGCCGAGGCCGGTCACCCCTATGGCAATGAGCACGAGGGACTGGTGTCATGACCGAGCTCGCCTATCGCCTCATGTCGCTGGACCAGTTGCGCTTCGGCCACGAAGCCACGCCGCCGCTCAATCCGCGCAAGGTCGGCCGCAACGCCAATCTGGAAACCCTCGCGGCCTCGCTTCTCGCCCACGGCCAGGGCCAGGCGATGAATGTGCGCCAGATCGATGGCATCACCTATGTGATCGACGGCAACCGTCGTCTCGCGGCATTCCGCCTGCTCGTCGAGCAGGGCAAGCTGCCGGCCGATCATCCGGTCAAGATCGACCTCGATACCACCGCCGATGGTGGCGAACTGTCTCTGGCGCTCAACCTCGAGCGCGAGGCCATGCACCCGGCCGACATCTATCGCGCCTTCCGCGAAATCAACGCCAAGGGGATCGGCGAAAAGGACATCGCCACCCGCTTCGGCATGAAGCCCAAGGAAGTGCGGCAGTACCTCGCCATCGGCGACCTGCACGAAGTGGTGCTGGATGGCTGGCGCGACGGCATTATCCGTGAGGACACGGTAAAGGCCTTCACCATTGCCGGCTCGCTTGAGCAGCAGGCTGAAGTTTACAAGCGCCTCAAGGACAAAGGCGGGCTTTACGCCTACAATGTTCGGGAAGCCCTGGGCGCCAGCGACCGCGAGGCCGCGCAGTTGCTCACCTTCGTCGGCGAGGATGAATACAAGGCCGCCGGCGGGCGCATCATCAAGGACCTGTTCGGCGACGAGCATGTTATCGGCGACCGCGGCATCCTTGATCGCCTTGCCAGCGAAAAGCTGCAGGCGGAGCTGGACCGCCTGACTGCCGAGGGCTGGTCCTGGGTTTCCCTGGCCAAGGACCTGCCGGACGCCTGGAGCTGGAATTGGGCAAAGCAACAGCCCGACCTGCTGCCCACCGAAGAAGAAGCCGCGGAACTGGCACGGCTGCGTGCCCTATTTGAGGACGCCGATCCCTGGCGCCGCACCAAGGAAGAGCGTGAGGCCGAAGCGGCGCACCGCAACCTTCAGAACGCTATCCGGCCGCGCTGCTACACGGCCGAGCACAAGGCTGCAGGCGGAGCCGTCGTCTATATCGACCATCATGCGCAGCTCGCGGTCTCGCTCGGCGTCATCAAGCCATCGGCCAGCAAGAAGGACAAGGACGCACCGGCGTCAGGCCTGTCCAATGCGCTCATGGCGCGCCTCTCTGTGCAACTCACCCAGGCCGCGCGGGATGCGATCACCACGGATCCGCATGTCGGCCTTGCTGCCCTCTTGGCCGGCCTGTCGGCATCGCTGCACGGCCAGCCGGTCAAGGTCTCCGCCAGCGGCATGGCGGGCGCCAGGGTCGCCCCCACGGACTTCGCCGCCAGCCTCTCGGCATTTTTGGCCATGCCCGACAGCGAGCTCGTTGCCGCTGCCGCGCAGGCGGCCATCGCCACCCTCGACATGACGGTGATCAATGCCTCCAACCCACCCCTTGGCGTCACCAACAATGCCACCCTTGCGGACGCCTTGCCCGCCGAGGCCATGAACCAGGCACTGCGTGATCGGTTCGATGCGGCCGACTATTTCGCTGGCGCCGCCATACCCATCGTGCTGCGCGCCATCGGCGAAGCGCTCAATGCCGACGAGGCCCGCAAGGCCGAAAAGCTGAAGAAGGCCGATTTGGTCACCTTCGCCCTGGCCAATGTGCCACCCACCGGCTGGCTCCCGCCGGAACTGCGCACCGCGCACTATGCCGGCCCGGCCACAAAGCCCGAGGCGCCGAAGAAAACACGTGTGAAAAGGACGGCAATGGCCGAGCAGGTGGCGGCATGACACTTACCTTTGCGAACCTGCGCGCCGTCAATTCGACCCGCTGCCTTCGCTGGCACAAGACCGGCCTCGATGAGTGGACCGTTGCCGATTGGGTGGTCGCCGCTGGCGGCGAAGTGGGTGAAGCTCTCAACGTCATCAAGAAGCTCAATCGCGACCGGGACGGTCAACCGGGGAACACGAAGTCACGCACCGAGCTGCGTGCCGATCTGGCAGATGAGCTCGCAGACATTATCATCTATCTCGACATCGTTCTGTCCTCCCAGGAAGCGGGCGACCTCGGCACGCTGTGGGACATCGGCAGTTTCGAAAGCCTGCGCAGCCATATCACCACGACCGAATGGCCCGATCCCGCGATCCTCTCGACGTCCGAGTGGGCGGTAGGCATGCTCGAGGCGGCGGGCAAGCTGGCTACCGACGCGCTCACCGATGCCCCCGCCATAGGTGGCACGGCCGACGAATTGCTGCTTGCCGTGGATGCGACCGCCTGGGCCTGGGGCATCGACCTGGGCTCAGCCGTAATCCGCAAGTTCAATGCAACCAGCGAACGCTACGGCTTTCCGGATAGGCTGGAGGTCAATCATGGCTGACAAGTCTGCCATCGAATGGACCGATGCCACCTGGAACCCCATCCGCGGCTGCTCGCGCGTCAGCGAAGGCTGCAGGCACTGCTATGCCGAGGGCATTGCGGCGCGCTTTTCCGGCGCCGGCCTGCCTTACGATGGGCTCGCCCGGCACGTTGCCTTGCCTGGCGGCGGCAGCGAAGCCCGCTGGACCGGCAGGATAGCCTATGCCGGCGATGCAGTGCTGCACCAGCCGCTCCGCTGGAGCCGACCGCGGCTGATCTTCGTCAATTCCATGTCCGACCTGTTCCACGAAAACGTACCGGACGATGTGATTGACCGGGTCCTTGCGGTCGGCGCCCTATGCCCTCGCCACACGTTGCAGATCCTGACAAAGCGACCCGAACGGATGCTTCGTTATATGAGCGACCCCGGCACGCCGCGTCGCGTCTATGAACAGGCGTGCGACATGGCCGTCGAATTGGCGCTGCCGGTGACCCTTATTGCGCCAGGCATCGACCCGGCGCGAGCACCCGCGGGAACCCGCATCTACCTCGATCGCTGGCCGCTGAACAATGCATGGCTCGGCGTCAGCGTTGAAGATACATTCTCGGCCGCGACGCGCATCCCTTACCTGCTCAGGACGCCGGCAGCCATCCGCTTTCTGTCCTGCGAGCCGCTGCTTGGTCCGATCGACTTCGACGACATGTGCGACGGCTGGAAATTTTACAATCCCCTCACCGGCGCCCAATGGACCGATCCGCCGGAGGACCAGCCTGGTCATTTCGACACGGCGGGAACCCGCATTGACTGGGTGATCGTCGGCGGCGAATCCGGCAAGGGCGCGCGGGTGATGCAGACCGATTGGGCACGCTCGCTGCGCGACCAATGCGCCGCTGCCAGCGTGCCCTTCTTCTTCAAGCAATGGGGCGACAATCGTCCGCGACCGTTCCGGGAGCCGGAGGGCCGCAGCCTGGACGGCGTCATCCACGACGCCTTCCCCGAGGTGCGGCATGCCTGACGCGTCCTCCCCCATTGATCGCGTCGTCAGTACCGCGCGCGAGCTGCTGGTCAACGTTACCTTCGACAGCGACGGCGTCATGGTCGGCATGGTGCGCCAAGGCGGCAATGGCGGCCTGCTCTCCAACAAGACCATCCGCGCGGCCGATCAGCTCCGCCTGGCGCTCGAGGCGCTCGATACCGAGGTCAAGGCTGGTCGATGACACCCGCAACCACCAGTCCCCCGCGATTGACAGCACAACCTTCCGCGCCCGATCCTGCGCGCGACGCCCTGCTGGCTTTCGTGCGGGAGCTGGCACGCCAACAGGCCATCGAGGACCATTTGCGGGAAACCGGACAAAATGAACTCTACGACCCGCGCCGCGATCTACGCCCGCTTTAGCTCCGACAACCAGAACGAACGCTCCTGCGAGGACCAGATCGCCTATTGCGAGGCGTGGGCCGAACGGCAGGGCATGTTCGTTGTCGCAGCCTTTTCCGACGAAGCCGTCTCGGGCGCCAGCGCCATAAACCGGCCGCGCCTCGCCGGCATGCTCCGGATGGCACGCGAGAAGCGCTTCGACGTACTGATCTGCGAGGACCTCGATCGCCTCGCCCGGCGCCAGGCCGATCTGCATGAAATCCGCGACGAGCTGACCTTCCTCGGCGTCCGTATCATGACCGTTTCCGACGGCACGGTCACCGCCATGCATGCCGGGCTCAAGGGCCTGATGAGCGAGATGTTCCTTGTCGAGTTGGGCAACAAGACCCGCCGCGGTCAGGCCGCGCGCGTGGCTGCTGGCGCGTCTGGGGGCGGCATGTCCTTCGGCTATCGCGCCGTGCCGGGTAAACCGGGCGCGATGGAAATCAACGAACGCGATGCTGCCACCGTGCGGCGCATCTTTGCCGACTATGTCGCCGGCAGCACGCCTCGGGAAATCGCCGCGGCGCTGAACGCCGAAGGCATCGCCGGCCCGCGCGGCGGCAAATGGAATAGCTCGACCCTGAACGGCTCGCGCACCCGTGCCAATGGCGTACTGCAGAACCGTCTCTATATCGGGGAGATCGTCTGGAACCGCCAGCGCTTCATCAAGGATCCTGCCACCGGCAAGCGAGTGTCGCGGCCCAACCCGGAATCGGAATGGCAACGCTCCGAGGCGCCGCATCTCTCCATTGTCGATCGCAAGGTCTTTGGCCTCGCCGCTGCCCGGAAACTAGAGCGAACCTCCGATCGCGGACCTACGGAAGCGCGACCCCGTCATGTTCTGTCCGGCCTGACCAAATGCGGCTGCTGCGGCGCCAGCTATACCATCATGGGCAAGGATCGGCTCGGCTGCGCCGGCTTCCGCGAGCGTGGCGATTGCAGCAATAACCGCTCCATCACCCGCAAGCATGTCGAGGATCGCGTCCTTGAAGCCCTGGACCGCTATCTAGCCGATCCGGAAATGATCGCGGCATACGTCGCCCAGTACCATCAGACACGCCAAGAAATGCTTCAAAACAAGCGAAGCCAGCGCAAGAGTTTCGAGGTGCGCCTGCTCGATCTGGATGCCCAGATTGAAAAGCTGGTGGACCTGATCATCGCAAGTGACGCCCCGGGCCCGCTGGTCGAGCGACTGCGCAAGCTCGAGGCGGAGCGCGACGAGCTGCGCGAGCAGCTTGGCTGCCTTGACGAGAACAAGGAGCCTGTCGTGCTTCACCCGGCCGCGGCCGACAAGTACCGCGCCATCATCCGCGAGTTGCGCATGCACCTCGAAGGCATTCGGGAAGGCCAGGCCCGCGACGCGCTATACACGACGCTGCGCGGCATGATCGAGAAAGTGGTCATCACGCCTACAGGCGAGCGCCAGCCCGTGGACATTCAAGTCCATGGCCTGCTTGCAGAATTGATGATCCGGGAAAAGGAAGCCCCCCAATTAAGGGGGGCGATGGTTGCGGGAGCAGGATTTGAACCTGCGACCTTCAGGTTATGAGCCTGACGAGC